CGGTGGACGGGTTCGACGCGGCGAAGATCGCGGAGCAGACGAAGAGCATGAGCACCTTGCTCGACGCGGTGACGATCCTGGCCCGGGAGGGCGAATACCTCGAAGGCCGGGAGCTGGACGTGGACCGGCGCTGGTTCGGGGCGCACATCTCGCCCAGCCCGCTGAGCATGGCGAAGGTTCAGATGGCGGTGCTCAACGCCATCGCGGAGGGGATCCGCATGGAGGCCGAGGCCGACGAGGACGAGGGCGAGGTTGACGTCGTCCTCGAAGAACTCAAAAAAAAAGAGAACACCTGACCTGGCGCATGCTGATGAGCTACGGCCTGGTGGCCGGGCTGCGCTGGGGCGAGATGGCCCACCTCTCCCCCGGGCTGATCTGCGATCTGTACGTGTACCGGCTGCGGTATGACGATATGGAGCACGGGATCAGGCGGGAAAAGGAGAAGATTTATGATTGACGGAGGTTTTGACCCATGAGCGAGATCAAATTCTTCGACGGCGGCGTCGGGATGCCGGACGCCGCGTTTTATAACGCGTTGGAATCGGCCGCGCCCTACGCGGCGACGGCGGATCGAAGCTATGAGAGCGACCCGGCCATCCAGACGGGCGTGCCGGTGGTGACGGGCTATCAGAATATCACGGCGGGCGCGAATCCCGGCACCTCGCAGCTGGCGAGCGTGACGCTGGCGGCGAACACGCCCCGCGGCGTGACCGTCGCGATCCCCGCGGGCGCGAACAGCCAGGCGGTGGCAAACACGCTGCGCGAGGCGGGCCGGAAGCTGGGTGTGGAGCTGGCGAAGGTGCAGGTGGCGGCGATCCGGTCCACCACCGGCATCATCGAGCTGACGCTGAACCTCTCCCGCTCCGACCTCTTCACCTGCCTGATCGACGTGAAGACCGCGATGGATGAGCGCGGATGTCCCGCGGAGGGCCGGGTGCTGGTGATGCCGCCGGCGCTCTTCGGCGAGCTGGCAAAGGACCAGACGATCAAGGACGAGACGGACATCGAGGTCAGCGGGAAGGTCCTGAAGGTGATGGGCTTCACGGCCTACGAGGACGAGGGCCTCGACGGCGAGATGCTCATCTACCACAAGGACGCCGTCGCCGTGGCGCAGATCGCGACGAGCTACGAGCGCACGAGCGCGCGGCTCGACGCCTGGTATCTGACCGGCGCGGTCGTGCCGATCCCGGACCATGTCTGCTATGTGACAGTGAGCTGAGCCCAGACGGGAACCTCATCCACCACCGCCTGCGGCGGCGGTCCCCCTTCCCCTAAAGGGGAAGGTCTTTATTTACCTGACAATGAGAGGTGACGCCGATGGCCGTGAAAGAGTTAAAAACCAGATTCAAGCTCGAAGGGGAGCAGCAATTCAAAAAGGCGATGAGCGACAGCGCCGCCGCGGTGAAGGTGCTGAACTCCGAGGAGAAGCTGGCCGAGGCGCAATTTCACGCCACCGGCGACGCCCAGACCTACGCCGCGGAGAAGAGCCGCATCCTCAAAGAGCAGATCAAGCAGCAGGAGAGCGCCGTCAAGGCCGCCGAGGACGCCGTCAAAAAGTTGACCGAGCAGGGTGTGCAGCCCAACGCCCGGGAGATGCAGCAGTGGCAGACCAAGCTCAACAACGCCAGGACAAACCTGGCGAACATGCAGACCAAGCTCAACAACGTCGAGACGGAGCTGGGCGAGCAGAAAACGGCGGTCAAGGACGCGAAGGACGAGACCAAAAACTATAACGACGAGATGGGCAAGGTCGCCCAGGGCGTCAACCTGCAAAACACCATCACCGCGATCGACAACCTCAAGGGGCATATCGAGAACGTCGTGAAGAAGGCGACGCAGGCGGCCCGGGCCATGTGGGAGATGGGTGCCGACTCCGGGAAGTGGGCCGACGATCTCATCACCACCGCCAGCCAGCTCAACGTCGGCGTCGAGGAGCTGCAAGGGTGGCAGTACGCCTCGAAGTTCATCGACACCGAGGTCGGGACGATCAGCGCCGCGATGGCGCGGCTGGTCAATCCGTCGAAGGCGGCGACCGAGCAGCTGAACCAGCTGGGCGTGGCGCTGACCGGGCCGGACGGGAAGGCGAAGACCCGCAACGATCTTTTCTGGGACACGGTGGAGGCCATCACCGCCCTGGGCGACGCGGAGAAGCAGGAGAGCGCGGCGCAGGCCCTCTTCGGGAAGAAGTTCTCAGACCTCAACCCGCTGATCCAGGCGGGCCGGGACAAGTGGAACGAGTACATCAAAGAAGCCCAGGACGCGGGCTACATCCTGAGCAATGACCAGGTGATGGCGCTTGGCGGCGTCGATGACACGATCCAGAAGATGAACCAGAGCCTGGAGAGCCTGAAGAACACGGTCATGAGCGATCTCTCCCCCGCCTTTGAGTCCATCGGCAAGCTGATCACCGACACGACGGACAAGCTGCTGGCCTGGGCGAAGAGCGACGAGGGCAAGGCCGCCCTGGAGGCCCTGGGGACGGCGATCACGGACGTGATCACGGCGTTGACCGGGGAGATTGACTTTAAGAAGGTGGTGGATGACGCCGCGAAGGCCGTCTCGTCCCTCGGCAAGGGCTTCAAGTGGATCAGCGACAACAAGGAGCTGGTGGCCGGGGCGATTACCAGCGTGGCCGGGGCCTATGCCGCCCTGTCGGTGAGCAAAGAGGTGCTGCTGTTCATGCAGCTGCTCAAGGCGACGCCGCTCTCCAAGCTCGGCGCGCTCTTCGGAGGCGGCGCTGCGAAGGCGGGCGCGGACGCGGCGAGCGCGGCAGCCCCGGCGGTCGCAGCCGGGGCGAAGGCGTTCCTGCCCGCGGCCATCAAGGTGCTGGGGCCGGTGGCGGCCTTCGCCTACGGCATGAAGCCGGCGGCCACCGCGGACGATGACCTGGATGTGATGTTCGACGAGAACGGGAACCCGACCCGGGCCTTCAAGGAGCAGCGGGCGCTCGAGGGCAAGCTCAACGGTCAGCTGATGGTCCTGCCCGGCTCGGAGAGCGAGGAGCAGCGGGCGGAGCGCCAGAAGAAGAACCTCGAGGAGCTCAAGCAGAAGGCCGACGACGCGAAGACCGCCGCCCGGGAGCTCTTCCAGGAGTTGAGCGGGAAGTACGGCGTCGGGCAGAACGGCGCGACCGGCGAGTGGGAGCTCGTCAACTCGGACAACAGCCAGGAGGCCAAGGACGGGATCGCGCTCCTCAATCAGCTCTACGAGGCCGCGGAGAAGGCCGAGAAGAACTACAAGAGCGCGGCGCTCCGGGCGGGCGACGGCATGGCCGAGGGCTTCAACGAGAAAAGCGAGGACGTCGCGGCGGCGGCCAACGCCGTCGGCGAGAATGCCAGCGTCGCCTTCGCCAACGGCATCAACGCGCGGGCCGGAGAGGCAAGACGGGCCGCAGAGACCCTCGCGGAGCAGGTGACGGCCATCATGCGGGAGGCGTTGCAGATCCACTCCCCCAGCCGGGTCTTCGAGCAGATGGGCGAGTTCACCGGCGCGGGCTTCGCGCTTGGCATCGAGCGGAGCGTCGCGGACGTCAACCGCGCGGCGGGGAGAATGGTCGGAGCCGTCAGCGGCGCGGCCAGGATCACGCCTGCGGGCTATTCCGGGGGCGGGTGGAGTGTCAGCTCGCCCGCGGGCCGGACGGGGCTCAGCGGGGCCGCTGGGGCCTTCCCTGAGAAGGTGCAGGTCACGGTCATGGTGGACAAAGACGTGTTGGCCGAGACCACCGTGCCGCTCGTCGACGCGAAGATGGGGGCAAGGCTCAACGCAGTCAGGAGGTAAAAATGGCTCGTCATATTGAGGCATGGATGGACGGCGTGGCGCTGTCCTCGCTGGGGCCGTATCTGATCCAGGGCGTCCAGGAGGACCCGGCGGAGGTGGACGCGATGGCGACGCCGCGGCTGGGGATGGACGGGCAGTGGCCGGGCGTGCAGCGGCGGACGGCGCTGCGGGTGGTGATCCTGGTGGCGATCCGGGAGCTGTACGATCTGGGGCGGCGCTCGATGCTGGCGGAGACGCTGGCGGGCTGGGCGCGGGGCTCCGTTTTGCAGCTGTCCAATCACCCGGAGCGGCGGCTGCGGGTGCGGTGCACGGGCTGGCCCAGCGTGGGCGCGGCGCGGAGCTATACCGAGGAGCTGCGGGTGGAGCTGACGGCCTGGACGCCGCCCTACTGGGAGGACCAGCAGCCGGCGCGGCTGACCCTGACCGGCGACCAGGCGGAAGGCTCGATCCGCCTGCCGGGCACGGCGCGCGCGCCGATCGCCGTCACCGTGACGCCCACGTCGGCGCTCACGGACTTCGCCCTCACGGTGGGCGGGCAGACGATCACCCTCGAGGAGCTGGCCGTGCCCGCCGGGGAGAAGCTGCTCCTCACCCGGGACGAGGAGGACAACCTGCAGATCGTGAGCGGCGGGGTGAGCCTGATGCGCCGCCGGACGCCGGCGAGCGCGGACGACCTCTATTGCGACCCCGGCGCGGTGGCGGTCTCCTACGGGGCCAACGTGAATTGTGACGTGCTGTTTGAGGCGCGCGGGAGGTGGATCTGATGAGCCGTGTACGGATGCCTGGCTTGCTCGACGGGGAGCTGCAAGAGGTCGCGCGGCTGCGCGTCCGGGCGGGCCAGTACCAGCTCAGCGCCGACGACGTCAGCCAGGCGACCCTCACGATCCCCGAGGATGGCCCCGCGGTGGGCCTGCGGGACTGGGTCAGCCTCTACGACGTGGACGGGCTCATGGGCATCTACCGGGTGACCAACATCGCCCAGACGGTCAAGCGGAGCATCCAGCTGACGCTCCTGCACGGCATCGACATCCTGGCGGACAGCTACTGGGCCGAGGAGCGGGAGTACACCGGCAGCGTCCGCGGCTACCTGGAGGCGCTGCTCCAACAGCAGACGGCGCTGATCGACGGGACCGCGCCCTGGGCGCTGGGCGACTGTGAGGACACGGAAACGCAGCTCAAGGTCAAGATCAGCTATGGGCGGCTCTCGGAGCTGATCCGCGAGGCCGTCCCGGAGGGCGGCGGCTACCAGCTGGAGTACGACCAGACGGTCTGGCCATGGAGAGTCCACCTGCGGGCCAAGCCCACCGCCGCGGCGGCGGAGTTCCGGGTCGCGCGGAACATCACCAGCGCGACGATCACCTACAACGACGCGGATCTCTGCACGCGGCTGATCCTCAGCAACACCAGCGGCGGGGAGAGCCGGGTGCGCGTCTACAACGCCGGGGCCATCGCCCAGGCCGAGTGGGGGATCGTGACCAAGACGGCCAGCATCGACACCAGCGACACCCTCACGAGCGACAGCTGGCCCGAGGCCGAGGCGTGGGTCGCGGCCTTCTTCGCGCTGCACGCCGCACCCAGCGTCCAGATCCAGATCGAGGGCCGGGAGCTCTACCGCCTGACCGGCGACCGCTGGGACCGGGCGAGCCTGGGCCGCGTCTGTCGGGTGAGCCTGCCGGAGTACGGCCACACCTTCGAGGAGCGCGTCGTGAGCCTCACCTACCCCGACCCCTGGGGCGACCCCGACCGCGTGGTCGTGAGCCTCGCCAACGCCCTGCCGCAGTTCTCGGGGCAGGTCAAACTCATTGAGAAGACCGCGCAGAGCGCATCGAGAGCCGCCGGCGGCGCGGCGAGGAAGGCCGACCAGACCGCCGAGGAGCTGGAGCGGAAAGAGGTCATCTACCAGACCTCTTTCCAGAAGACCGACCGGGAGATCGCCGGCATCGCCTCCGCGACGGGCTTGCAGTTCAACGCGGACGGCACGCCGGTCCTCGACGAGGACGGAAACTTTGTCTACTCGGAGGAGCACCCGGACAACGCGCTGATCGCGCAGATCAGTCTCCAGGCGGGCCGGTATGACCGGATCATCCAGGCCACCGGCATCTCCGAGACGCCCAGCCAGGGCGAGGTCAGCCTGGTCACGCAGATCAGCCAGACCCACCAGCAGATCAGCAACGCCGCGATCGCCACCGGCCTGATCTGGGTAGATGGCGACCCGACGGCAGACCCGCCCACCGAGGGCCACTACGAGATCAACCCGAACGCGGTCGCCTCGTCGCTTTACAAACAACTGGCGAACCAGATCGACCAGAAAGTCACCGTGAGCGACCTGGAGAGCAAGGTCTCAACCGCGGGCTTTATCAAGCTACAGGCCGCAAAGGACGCGGCCAGCGCTGTCCTCGGCGCGAACCTGACAGACGGCAACGGGCAGATCACGGCGGCGACGATTGTCGCGGCGATCAAGGACAACACCAGCCTGATCAGCGCGATCGCAGACAAAATCTCGATTAGCGCCAGCAAGGTCAACATCTCCGGCAACGTCAATCTGAACGACGTGATCACCGTCGGTACCAACGGCGCGGTGGGCACCTTCAACAGCCTGACCATTAACGGCGGCGCGAATCTGGGCAGCTCCAACGTCTACTACAATAACGTGCCGCTATCGTCGTTCATCAAGAGCATCAGCCTGACTGGCCCCACGGACAACGTGTACACGCTGACATGGGAGAACGCAGGCGGCACTCCCACCTCAAAGACTTTTAGCCGGGCCGCTTCGGGAGTATCGGTGAGCTGGAGCGGCACCTCGGGAACCGTCACCGTACAGCCCCAGAATCAGCAATTCTCCATCACCTACGACGGGCCGAGCGGCCAGAGCGTGGACGCGATCACGATCGAGAACAACCCCATCACTGCGACGCTCTCCGGCACCAACCCGCGCCTCGCGGCGGGCACCGCAAACCTAACCGCCTGGCACAACGAGGACGACGGCGAGGGCCAGCCGGTGCAGACGCGCCTGAAGGACGCCACCGCGCGGGTCACGATGAACATCGAGAGCATCCTGAGCAGCGCGGAGGGCACCGCCGCGGCCAACGCGAAGAGCACCGCCCTGGCGGGCGTGAAGCTCTCCGGGTGGCAGCTGAACAGCTCCAGCCACGACGCCGAGAACATCGTCCGGGACGCGGACAACAATGATCTGAAAACCGTCAGCCTGCCGACCAACTGGGACATCAGCGTCGGCGCGTTCAACAGCTCCGGCTCGGCCACCATCACCGTCCGCCCGGTCATAGGCGGGAGCAACGGAACACAGGTCGCCACGGGCACCATCGCGGACAGCAATCTGAAGCCGGAGAATATCAAGAGCGGCGTGACCATCTTCGGGAAGACGGGGACGTACACGGGGAGCGGCGGCCCGTCTGTGTCGTCCGTCGGTCTGTACTTTGACAACGAGGGCTTGGAGGACGTCACGACTCCGTTCTCGGTGGACAACGACTACACGGTTTACCCCATCGCCAAAATGTCCGACGGCACCCGAAGGGTCGGATCGGCTGTCCGACTGACCACCACGATCAGTCTCTACGACGTGGGCACGATCACCCCGACCAGCAGCGCACAGACCATTGCCGTGCCGACGGGATATGCAGGCTTCGCCGGGCCGCTGCGAATAGCAGCAGCCAGCGGCGGGTCGAGCTATTCCAACAGTGCGAAGCTGAACCGGAACACGGAGCTGTACATCAAAGACGGCAGCTCCTACTATCCGCTTTCTGCGCTGAATCTATACGGCTACACATCGGCCAACACATACACCCAGATCCCATCCGGGACCACCGTCCACTGGTAAGAAAGGAGCACGCAACCATGAGCAACACCACCATCACCATTGAGCAGGCCGTCAGCGCGGCGCGGCAGGAGCTTGACTGCATGATCTTCCGCCTGGGCGATCCGAACTACGCCCACGCCAACCAGGCGGCGCAGCTGCTGCGAGCCGTGGAGCAGGTCTATCAGCAGGCGCGGAAGAAGGCCGAGGAAGACCTCTCTGCCGCCGAGGAAACCTCATCTGCCGCTGCGGCGGCACCTTCCCCTAAAGAGGAAGGCCAGGAGAAGGAGACGGACTTCGAGGAAGTGGAGAGGGAGTGCGAGGCGTGACCTCGCGGAAAGGAGGACAACATGGAAAACATCGTATTGGAGCGCATCTGGAAGCGGGGCGGGACGCTGTACGTGGAGTGCATCGACGGGAACCTGTACACCGGCGAGGAGCAGGCGCACACGTTCCGCATCACCGGGCAGGATGAGCACGGCACCGTGACGCCGATCACCGGCACGATCACCGGCAAGTTCCTGCGGGCGGACAATCTGGACGTCCCGCTGGTAGGCTCGCTGGACGGCGGCGTGGCCGTGCTGACGCTGACAGAGCAGTGCTACGACTGCCGCGGGCGGTATGTTCTGAGCATCTTCGCAGACGACGGCGAGCACAAGATCTGCATCTACTGCGGCACGGGCAACGTCTTCCGCACCGACGGCGAGGCCACGATCGACCCCGGCAATATCATCCAGGACGTCAGCGACCTGATCGACCGCATCCAGACCGCCATCGGCCAGATCCCCGCCGACTACTCCGCGCTGACCGCCAGAGTGACCCAGACGGAGACGGATGTTTCGGATTTAAAGAGCGCTATCAGTAAAGAAGATTGGAACTTAATTACTAAGGCAACCTTGCATAAAAATAAATTTTTTGACACAGAAGGGAATTTAGTAACAAATTATACAGTTGATGCTTATGAATTTAATGTTAGCGGCGGCGTTCAATATTATTTTAACTCCGACAAATACGCGGTAGATAATGGCTCGACTGGATATAATAACCAGTATTCCGCCAGAGGGCTGGCATGGTACGATTCCAACAATACGATTATCAACGCTGATTTCCGTTTGACAAAACGCAGTCCAATTATATCTCCTGCGAATGCTGTGAAATGCATCGTGTGTTTTGCGTATGCAACTGGTGCGTCAGATGCGGGGGATGCGTTTTTTACTGACAGGGCACTGACTGACCATAAAAATAATATTACATTCGGCGGTGACGTGTTGGGCAAGGCAATCAAAAATCCGCGGTCAAGCAATATCCGCAGAGCATGTATCAATTTCCAGTTTGACGATGGGTCAGCGAATGATGCGACTATCGTTAGCATTTTCAAAGCGCTGGGCTATCGGTGCGGTTTTGCTCTGCTGTCCACAGTCAGCGCGGCAGATGTCACGCGCTATTTAGGCTATCAGGCTGACGGGTTTGAAATCCTGTCCCACAGCACGGATGGAACAGCAATGCAGGACGCTACTGTGCCTGCTGCGGACATAGACGCGAAATTAAAAACATCGTATCAGGTGCTGACCGGGTACGGGTTTGACATCCGAGGATGGGTAACGCCGAACAGCATTATGCTTCAAAAGTACAAGCCTTGCTTGCGAAAGTATTATCAGTATGCCACCACCGTCATGGGCGGGACATACAGCGGAACAGGCAGACCATACCAGTATGCGAGTGACGGCGTTTTCAATTTGAAGCGTATTTCTTTGCAGTCTACCACACTTGCAAATCAGAAAGCCGCTGTGGATGCGACAATCGCAAATGGCGGTTGCCTGACGTTCTACGGGCATGCCGCTGCGATTGATACAACGGACAACCTGACAACAGCAAACCTTAACTCGCTGTTATCGTACATTTACGGGTTGGAATTTAACAGCGGCGAAAAATATATATACGCGCCGTCAGATGCCATTATCAATTATTTTTCAGCGAAAAACGATGATACAGCGAATTGGATAACCGTTACGGCTGATGAGGCCGGGCTGTCTGCTGATGATTATACCGTCAATTATTGGGACATGCGTTATAACAGAGGTTTGGGACTGTTTTCATTTGAAATCAGAATCTCGCCAAAGGTAGACAAAAGCGGCGTTATAACAGATATATTTAACTGCCCTGTTTATGTCCCGGCAGGCGTAATTGTGGCGAACGAAAGCGGGCGCATTGCCATGCTATATGACCAGAAATTGAGATTGAACGGTTCTGGAACGTGGACGGCAGGAACGTATTACAGATTCAGCGGAATGTGCCCGATTATGCCAGAATAATTCAAATAGGAGCTTATATCATGGGTGAAATGATTGTATTATTGTTCTTGGCCTTGTTTGCTTTGTTCTATATCTTCGGTGGCGTCCATGCTTTATATGATGGGTGGAGACCATGGAAACACGGGATTCGATGGTGGAGATTTGAACTTAAATAACACTTTAAGACAGAACCGGAGGAAATAAAAAAAGGGAAGCTCAGTGCTTCCCTTCCTCCGGATCTGGCACGTACCGCATCAGATCTCCTGGCTGGCAGCCGCATAAGCGGCAAACAGTATTGATCGTTTCCGTCGACACGGACTGGCCGGACCGAAGGCGGACAATCGTCCCGTTGCTGATCTTCTTCTCCTTGATCAACCGATAAGAAGACCAGCCGCAATCAGACAGCCGCCGGAGAATATCCTGGAACACAATCACACGCAACACCTCCTTCTGACAGTTTAGCAGAATCTCTCCTCGACGTCAACGCTAATATTAGATTTGACAATAATCTAATATTAGATTACAATGACGCCAGGAGGTGACCACAATGGCAATCGAAGCAAAGGCGGTTCTGCTGAAGAATCTGGAGAATCAACTGTCTACACGCATCCCGGCAGCGGAAATGGCTATCGTACTTTCTGCACTGTCGGACCAGCTCGCGGGGTTCAACGTTGAGCAGACAGCAGGAGGTGCCGCAAGCGACGACCTGCTGGAGGCGTACACTTCCGCAATGCAGATCCAAGGCCGCAGCGAAAAGACGATCGCACGGTACAGGTACATCATCACCCAGATGATGGACCACGTAAAGATTCCGACGCGAAACATCACGGTGTACCATCTTCGCCAGTATCTGGCCAGCGAGAAGAACAGAGGCATTGCGGACCGGACGCTGGAAGGCATGCGCCAGGTGTTCAGCGCCTACTTCAACTGGCTGCAGCGCGAGCATCTGATCGACAACAACCCTGTCGCAAATCTTGGTGCGGTGAAATACGCCAAGAAAACCAAAGTGATCCTGTCCGAGGTTGAGATTGAAAAGCTGGAATCCGGCACGGTATTGCTGCGGGACAGAGCGATTATCTGTTTCCTGCTGTCTACCGGGTGCCGTATCAGCGAAATGACCCATCTGAACAAGGCGGACATAGATATGAATGGGTTGGAATGTACCGTGTTAGGAAAAGGCAATAAGGAGCGGACGGTCTACCTCGCTCCCGTTGCGGGAATGCTGTTACAGCAATACCTCGCCTCACGAACAGACGATAATCCGGCGCTGTTTGTAGGCAAACGGCGCGAACGGCTGACTCCTGGTGGCGTCCGGGCAATGCTGACCAAGTTGGCGTCAAAGGTTGGCATCGCCCACGTACACCCGCATATGTTCAGACGGACGCTTGCGACAACCCTGATTCGGCACGGCATGAGCATCCAAGAGGTCGCGGCTATACTCGGTCACGACAAACTGGACACCACAATGCAGTATGTCGTGCTGGACAAGACAGAAACGAAAAACGCATACCGCAAGTATGCGTAAGGAGCTTTGATAAGTTGCTAAGGACACATAGATGTCCTTAGCAAAATGAAGGAGGGATCGGCATGTTTTACCTGATCGGCGGGCTGCTCTGCGTGATCCTGATCTGCATGGTGGTGATCCTGTGTAACAGAGCCGCCGACGAGAGCGAGCTGATGCACTTTCATCCGCCCGACGATGACGACGGGATTTCCCTGAGAGAGGACGATGATCCAGATGGCGAAAATCAGCGTTGACGGCCTGATCGCCTCGGTGGAGAGCGCGATGGGCTGGCCCTACGTCTCCCCCGGCACCAACGACAGCCGCGGCATCGACTGCTCCGGCCTGCTGGTCTACGCCTACCGGCGGGCCGGGCAGCGCATCTACCACGGCAGCAACACGATCGCGCGGAAGTACGTCCACAAGTTGGAGCCTCTCACGAGCGTAAAGCAGCTGCAGCGTGGCATGGCGGTTTTCAAATGGAATCCGAACACGCCGAGCAAGTTCTCGGACGGGCGCGGGGACTTCCAGCACGTCGGCGTCGTGACGCGGACAAACCCGCTGCGGATCGTCCACGCCAGCAGCGCGGCGGGCAAGGTCGTGGCGGATTCTAAACTCGGAAAATGGAAATGGTGCGCGTATTTGGACGCGGTGGATTATGGAGGTGGCGATATGGGCATCCTCGAAGATATTGCTAAAATGTTCGGCGGCGGGCAGACACCGGCGGCGACGACGCAGACGGATCTGCAACCGACGACCATGACGGACCTGGGGACCAGCCCCTCTGTCCCTGCGGGGACATCTCCCCAGCAAGCTGGGGAGATCGGGGCGACGCGGATCGTGACCGCGGCGAGCGGCAACACCGTCCGCGTCCGGGAGGCCCCGGGCGGCGCGAAAATCGCGGAGCTCCCCCTGGGCACGCGGGTCACGGCCCTGGGCGGCAAGGTGGACCGCAGCGGCGTCGAGTGGACGAAGATCCGCTACGAGGCCGAGGGCTGGATGATGAGCAAGTTCCTGAAGGGCGGTGTGTGACATGAACGAGATTGTCGTGGCACTGATCGCGGGCGGCGTGTCGCTGATCGGAACGGTGATCACCGTGGTCGTCACCAACCGCCAAACCATCGCCGCCCTGGATAAATCCTCATCCCTCGCGGACGAGGCCATCAAGGGCCAGATCTCCACCATCCACGCGGAGATCAAGGCCCTCTCCGACCGCGTGGACAAACACAACAAAATCGTCGAGC